GCCCAATTCATTTGGAATTCATCTGGCCACCAACTAGATGGTATTACTGCAGACAGTGGAGATGCTCCGTCAACAAAGTAATTTGGAGACCCGCCAATCCATGTGTCATAACCCTCTTCAGTGCCAAATGCCCAGCCAACTGAGAATGAAACCATTCCAATAATTCCGCCATAGGCAAGAGGTCTGTCCTTATAATACTCACCGCTAAGAATTTTTACATTGGTATTTCCACCATCCCATTGGACTACAACATCTTGAGGCAGTATAAGCTCCCATCCATGAACGTTAGCCGTAGTAACGGGAAGACATTGGTAGGCGTGCTTCTTATAAGTGTTGTCCATCCAGTCTCTTTTAAGTCTAGACTGAACAATCTTGGGTGGATTTTGATGTGTTCTAGTTAACGTAACTTTTGTCATGTGTTAAACTAATCCCTCTAACATAACTTCAATTGCTGCTTTTATATTAATAAAGGCTTGGTTAGAATCAGTTTTTCTATTTCCAGCGTCGAATGCTAAATCTAAAAGATCTGAGTTGCAAAATCTATACATTTTTTTACCATCTCTAGAAATAATAAATTTTTCAAAATTACCCTGCACTGGACCACCATTTGCTGGAAATCCACCATATTGCAAAATGTCATACAACTTATGGGGGACTGAACCTGTTTCTTCATCTTTTTTTATAGTTACCATTTCAGCATATGGTAGATCTGTTTTATAGTGATTCTGCATGTGTGCTCTCATGTTTTCAGCTGTTGCACTTGTGTCTGCAAACTCACCATATGCAAACTCACAGAAGTCTGTACTTGGTATTGCTAATACCTCAAAACCTTGATCCTTATATTCGTAATACAAAGACTCAATAATTGGGTACTGTGCTGAATTAGCACATTCTCCTGTTACGTTTGTAATCATCGTAACTTTGCCTTTGTATTTTTGCAGTATGTTTTCTTCACCGTCAAGCGAAGTAATTGACACATCGTATAGTGATTCTTCAAATGTTTGAAGAGTTGGTAACTCATTTTTTTCAAACATTATTAATCACCCTGGCATTGGGTAGGAAATAGGTTGATTTGTTCCCTTTGATATTCCAGCAGTTTGATCAGTTACAGGGCCACCTGCTGTATATCCAATGGCATATTTATGATTATTATCGTTATAGTCGAACATTGTGACTGCTGAATACTTTGTGCCGCTTGTTACCTTCAGGGAAGCGTGCGCATAGATAAAGGTTGACGGAAACAAAATAATATCTCCTGCTTGTGGCTTAAAATTAATATTAAGATAAGGGAACCACAATTCACCACCCTCATAGTCATCATTTAGGTAGATAACAGAAGATACTGTGCAGCTATAAGAAAAGCCATGATCTGCGTGAACAGCAAAATGTTGACCTGGCTGGTATCTAACAAAGTTGATGGCTTCCATATAATCCATCTTAAAATTATAGAGCGACTCATAATGGTTCAGACATTTTCTCAGGTGTGTCTCTACATCCTCGTAGCACTTTTTGATTTCTTCAAATTCCGGAGTGAGCATTGGCCAATGTGATGGGCTCATCTTTAAATCTACACAATCTCTGTACTCTGGCATCTTTTCGCTATACCCAACCATAGCTTCTGACCATTTAAATAAATCATGAGTGCTATTACCAATGGTGGCTTCAAGTCTTTCTGGAATATTTAGTTCTCTTGGGATAGCATTTCTGTATAGGAATATTCCAAATTTTCTATTGTCTTCTGGATTTGTGCAAGCGCCTACGTGAAAAAATTCCATTTTCTTTCCTTTGATAAATCGATTGTTTTCTTAGTGATATACTATATCACAAAACAAAGCCAAGGAGCAATAATGGATTTCCAGTCAAGTGATAAGTCTTTAGTAGAACCAGGGCACTTTGGTTCTTCTAGCGATAATATCATTATTGTAGACAATTTTGTAGAGTTAGATGATTTAAAAATCATACAAGATTTTTTACCAAACATTAATGAATGGATGGATGCTGGAGAAAACACGTATGCAGAGGATGGAACCTGCACATACGACGCCTCTTATTGGTCTAATAGGCAGTGTAGCTTTGATATTCTATCTAGAATTAATTTAGATGTTTATAATTTGATAGATAAATATATTCTAAAAATGAAACATTTATTGGAGGATACCTTTAAGGTTAAGGTGTCTGTTAGACCACCGGTTATAATTAGGTGGTTTCCCGGACTTGAACAACAACCTCATGCAGACAAGCAGCTGAATGACGGTTCGCCAAACCCTTTCCCTACCTATGATCTAAATTCACTTATTTACTATAATGATGATTTTGAAGGTGGGGAATTATATTACCCTCAGCACAACATAGAGGTAAAACCAAAACCTGGTTTAGCTGTTGCACATCCTGGTGATGTAAACTATCTTCATGGGGTTAGAAAAGTGATAAGTGGCGAAAGATTTACTACGCCATCTTTTTATACTATAACAGATTTGTTAAAGTAAAGCTTTACCGGGTTTTTCTTGGAACAGGTGTCTCAATTGTTTTGCATCGGCTATGAACAATGGCGTTGTTGCGACTAAATAAAGTATGCCCCAAATACTGTATTGCCAATTAAATCCCAAGTATACTAAATAGCCAACCATGGTAAATAGATAATCATACTTTGCTACACCAAGTAGCCAATCAACATTGTAATATGGCTTAAGGGCAAAGTATAGGTTTACTGGAAAAGTAGCAGTAACTATAAACAGAAAGAATAAAGCTAACTGACCTATGTTACTAACATTAAAGTCTACACACATTGCAACAAGGACTAAAAATATTATTGAATAATGATGCTGTATCACTGATTTAGTCAGATACTTTTTGACCTTTACAAGACACATGAAGTCTACTGCCATGTAGGCCATGGCTATTGATCTTATGGCAAGGTTTGGATAATAACCATTTATTATATCTGTTGCATAATAATATAATAATATAATGAACGTGAAGAAACAGCTCATTGACTTAATTAAGTTTGAACAGCTAAATGGTTCCTTTGGATGTATTTCGCCATTTACTCTAAATATGGACAAAAATCTATTGTTGCTGTATAGCCAATTTAGAAAAACACACGTTATCCCCCAGACAGCCAATGGGATAGCATTGGCTGCCGTTAGCGGACTTTCAAACATTGTTCCTACTTAAATCTAGGCGGAAAGAATGGTGGGAAGAACGGTGGGAAGAACGGTGGGAAAAACGGTGGGAAGAATGGTGGGAAAAACGGTGGGAACCATGGTGGGAAATATGGCGGGAAGAATGGTGGGAACCATGGCGGAAAATAAGGAGGGAAATAAGGTGGGAAGTATGGTGGGAAATACGGTGGAAAAAATGGTGCGTATCTCTCGTAATTTATAGATGTACCTAAAGATGTTACCGTTGTATCAGTCAACGCAGTTTTAACAGTGTTGAGAAGTGCAGAGTTATCAGTGCTTGTATCCGTAACTGAACCAACTACGAAACCAGCGCTGGTGATCGCAGTATTTGCTGCAGAGTCAGCTGTTCCGAGCTGCTACTGTTGGCTTTGCGTTCTTTCTCTTAGAACCTTTTCCTGGTTCTGGAATATTATGTAACGTCATGTTATGCTGCCAAGTCTCCTAGGGCCACCCATGTGTCAGTAGCGCGTTTAATAAGTGTAGCAGATGACCACTGAGTGCGCAACTTAAGACCTGGAGTGGCATTGACTGTCACGCCACCAGTTGCTGTTATCGTAGTTTGGCCGGAACCAGTTTGCAAAACTGTTATAGTGGTGCCTATAGGAAACGCTATGGAAGAATTTAAAGGTATTGTTAAAGTGTTAGCAGATCCAACGTTCATTTCTATTAACTTAGCTCTGTCTGCCAAAACCAAACTGTAGCTAGCTGTTTGGGCGTTAGTTATAGTATCGGTAACAATTCTTTGATAAACTGTTCCATCGTTAGTAAATTCCCAACAGTCGTCAGTTTCGTTCCAACGAAGAAGCACATTTGTTGAAGTTCCGCGTTCGACCTCAATTCCAGCATTTTGTGAAGGAGTGCCTGCTTCATTATTATTTAATATAATAACATTGTCATCAATCGTTAAAGTTTCTGTATTGATGCTTGTTGTGGTCCCTGAAACAGTTAAGTTTCCTGAGACAGTTAAGTTTCCTGCTACAGTTGGGTTAGAAGTATTGACCCATGCCGAACCATTGTAAGAAAGTACTTGGTTAGTTGCTGCTGTTGATATTGTAACATCTGCTAAGTCTGTAAGATTATTAATCTCTGCAATTGTTGCGTTAACCCAAGCCGAGCCATTATATTTAAGGAATTGGTTTGTTGTTGCCGAGCTTATTGTTACATCTGAAAGATCGGTTATACCCAAAGAATCAGTTAAGGTAAACCACTCAAGACCTGAAGTAGCTGCTGAGTTAGCTCTTAACGCTTGTCCATTGGTACCAACAGCTAAGCGACCAAATGTATCATCAGCTGTTCCAACAATTAAATCTCCTTTAGCGTCAGCCAAGGATTTGGGTATGTATGTGCTTGAAGCGTTTGTTCCAGCCGCTGTAACTGCGTTGTTATAAGCAATTGTTGCGGCATTTGCAACAAATTGAGTAGTTGCTAATTGTGTATTGCTCACACCATTAGCTGCTGTTGGTGCAGTTGGTACACCAGTGAAAGTTGGGTCAGCCAAAGTTGCGTATCCAACAAAGGAAACTGAAGATGTTTCTGTGCCAGTTATTCTTCCATATGAGTCAACGGTGTGAGCGCTGATGAAAGATGTGGTATTAGCGCCTGAGGTATTTGTTTGAGCTACTGTAGCTAGATCAATGTTATCTGAATTAACTACTATTCTACTGGAAGATGCTGTTTCAACATCTATAACGTTTCCAGTTTTTGTCATACCATTTCCAGCGGTAAATGTAGCGGTACCTGTAAACTGTGTGTAGGTAACTGAGTCAGTTCCAAGTACTATGGCACCATTGGTGCCAGTTCCAGCAGATGTCAGAACAAAAGCTTGACCACCATTATTGGTCCCACCGACAACAAACACTGCATCGCCAGCTTTAACCTGTCCAGCAACGCTATTATCCGTATCTGAACGACGCGTCAAAACAAACGGAGCTGATCCATCAATGCCTTGAGCTGTAATATAATAAATTCCGTTTTGCTTAGCGTCCACTTGGTTTTTAACTAAAACTGATTTGCCAGTAGTTTGAGCACTACCGTCAACTGTAAGTCTTCCATTTGAGTCACCAGTTAACGTTGCGCCGACTCCTAGAGTTCCGTTTGCGTATGTGCATGTTGGGAGAGCTGCTGCTGTTGCAAAATCCGCTGCAGAGTGCCAGTTCATTCCACTAGCAACAGTGTCTACATAGCTTCTTGTGGCAAGAGCGGTTGACCCTGTCCCTGCATTTGATGCAACTACTGAAGTAACATTTAAAATTCCGTTTGCGGCAATGTTGGCAACTACAGTTCCACTGGAGTCTTTAAACTCCACCAATGGTGCTGTTGCGCCAGATGCTGCCTTGAATACAGCTGACTCATCGTAAATTGTGACCTCAGGTGCGGTTTCAGTTCTTAAGCGGGCCATGCTACTCCTAATCCCAATTTTTATAAAAATTAACTAGGGATATAGTAATAGGTAAACAGAGAAATTATTGTGTTATTCTCTTTAAAAAGTCAAGCATTCGGCCAACATACTTGATTCTGCCAAAATGAGTTAGGTTGATTGTTGGATCAACCCATATTTTCCCACCCATTTTTTGCCAGTAACGGCAGAAGCCATAATCTTCAGACAAGAATCTACCATCATCATCAACATATGAATTAAACAAAGCATACGCGTTGTCTGCCTCAGGCCCAACAAGTGCACCTGTGTCATCTTTATATTTAAGTTTTTTATACTTCTTAAACATTTTAGTAAAGACTTCTCGTTTAATTAACATAAAGCCGGTCCCAGCTTCATAGCATTCAATTGCACCATTATCTATGTTTAACTGATTTTCTCCCGGCTTGGTCATATGGACCACGTATCTAGTCGCATATTCCATAAGATCCTGAGCTTGAAGATCGGCTTGTGCTGCTTCTTTCACCTTGTCCCAGTTAATTTCTTTAATTGGATATGATGCGGTCATTACATCTTTTTCATGCCAAAGAAGTTTTAAGATTGATTCTTTCTCAAATTGGAGGTCAACGTCAATAAAAACCATATGTGTAAAATCTGGATTGCCCATGAATTTGGCTACCAAATTATTTCTAGCTCTATTGATTAAAGAATCTGATATAGTACAGATTGAAAATTGAAGTCCAATTTCCTTATAATAAAGACAAGCTTGCAAAAAGCTCATCATAAAAGGCTCAGTCACATGTGAGTCGTAGCACGGAAGTGCAAAGAAAATATTCCATTGTTGGAATTTTTCTTTAGGAATTGTTATATTGATTTGTTGTTCTTCTACGGGCATTTATAAATTTTAGCTTACGTGCTGTATTTTGTCAAATTATTAATAATAAGGATTATGCTGCTTCGTAGCTTCCTGTAATTGTGATGTTGTCTGATGTTCCCCAAATGAATGGACCACCATTGCCGACAGATTGCCATGTTGTAGCCGATGCACTAGTGCTAGGAATGATTACTGCAAAATTTGATGTTGAGCCAGTATAATTGCCATTGCCAATACCTCCATACCACGCAACTCCGTCATCAAGTATTGCTGCTGAGAATGTAAAATTAGAGTCATATGCAGTCACTGGAAGACTGAAGTTCCAGTGACCAGTACCTGCAGCTGTTGTTGAACCAAAAACAAACTTCAATTTGAAGAATACTGTTTTACCTACTTGCTTATAACGACCAGTAAGTGTCCCATTATTTAAAGCAAAGCCTCCACCATCAGCAGTGATTGTTGGAGTATAAGATGTCCATGCAGTTGACTCAATTGAAACGGTAGCTGTAGAACCTTCTCCAGGAGTGTGTGAAACAGCAATACCAGTCCCTGC